TTTGTACCTGGATCATATATTGCCTCATTAAATGGGCATTTAACATCAATAGGTAACATTCTAAAAGTCATTTTACCATACCAATCAGTAGAGTAAATCATCATGCTCTGTTGCATAGCTTTTTTTGGTTTAAATTAAATTAATTTCTGGGTGCTTTATTTTGCATAATTCTCTATGATGATCATATGTCTCACAAAGCTCCCCAACTTGTTTTAGCAAATTAACATCTATTTGTAATATTTTAGCATACTTATCAAAATAAGTTTCAGGAAATATATAAGATTCTATATATACCCATTCTGGTGTATGTATACCATAATATGTTGTTAGATGTTTCTTTGCATTTGTAGATAATTTTGAATATTTACCATTTATAAAGTTATCATAGTCATCTTTATAGATGTTAAAATCAAAAACATATACAACATTATTGTCATCTATTGGTAAACAATAATCTAACATTGGATGATTTACTAATTCATCCTTTTCAAATTGATACCAATCTTCTGAATCTTTACGCTTATATATACAGATAAGCTTTCTGTCATCTTTAGTAAACAAACCCTCCCATTCTATATAAGTCTGGGAAGGTTTATTACTCTTTTTTGTTATCCCTAGTAAAGGATACAAAAAGGTAAAAGATTTTTGAAAATATTTGCGATAAATATCTTTCATCATATTTCTAGTTCATTATTTAATAAGAACTGATAAGGTAAATCAAAATTTCTATTATCAAAATGATAAGCAGCTTCCTGCAACTTTTGAATAGTATCACTAGTCCATACTCTTAAAGTATCACTAGATATTTTAATTGGAGCTACTTGCATATATGGATCAATAACAACAAATCTAAATTCAAAATTATAGTCTGCAAATTGAGGTTGATTCAAATATACATTCTTTACTAATATATAGTAAATAGATGCTTGTATCCAGTATCTATAATACTCAATAGAATCTTCAAAAGAATTAATATCTTTACTAGTCTTCTTTAAGTCATTTACTCTGATTACTTTGTTAGTATGATCAAATACAAGATTATCTATAAAACCTCTTAATCCAAAAGGTAAACCTTCTGGAAAAGCTGCAAGCTCAATCTCATTTTTCATCTCTACATTATCAGTAATACTCTCTTTTGTATAACCCATTACTTTCATGATATGTGCAGATTGTTTAATAATATCTACAACATCTTTAGCATTGTCATACATTCCTTGATCTATATTGATTTTACCTTCACACTTTTGCATATACTCCCAATAACTTTTATGGTCATCAGTAATAATTTTATCAATACGTTGCTGATCAGTTTTTAATGACTGATACAAATTCATATCTTTTAAAATATCTATAATAGCATGCTCAAAATGTTCTAGTAAATATCTAGGATCACCTTTTGATTTAAGTTCTGAATAATGATTAAATAATCTTTCTAATACTTCTTTTGGATTTGCACTAGGAACATTAGTAGCCATTAATACAAACTCTTTTTCAAAGTCTTCAGGATTTAAAAATAAGCAATGAATAAGCTTACCTTCAATCATGTTTTTGTCAATTGTATCATCTTTTTGCCCTAATACATAGTGCATATAGAATAGTTTAGGACTAAATAATAACTTATTCAAACCTGAATAAGACATCATAAAGTGTTTACTAAAAAATTCTTCTTGTTTTTGTAGCATTTCTGCTTCTGTGGGCATTTTGAATACTTTCATTATTTACAATTTTCCATATCTCTTAGAAAATACCTTCCTAATATATTACCATTATAACTATTGCTTGTTAGCACATCAGCTTTAATTTGATGTGCTAACTCACAATAATTTAAATATTTCTTAGTACAGCATAATTCTAAGATTTCTCTTTTATACATTAATTTTCCTTCTGATTTTATTTCTGCAGTAAGTTCTTTAGAACTACCATAGTAATCTAACCAATTTGACTCTTTAGAAACTCTTTTTGTCTTTTTTCTTGTACCTGTTTCAAGTTTCTCTTTTTTTGTTATTGCAGTCTTTTTGGTAAACTGCAAACTCTTTTTGCCAATATAAAACTTACCTGTCTTTATGTGAGTTATTCTATATACAAATCCTACTAGATTTTCATAATTTGGTAAATCCTCAAGTTTTGTAATTACTTTGTTCTTACATGAAGGTAGTATCCAGTTGCTCATAATATATAAATTTGAACACAAATATATATTAATTATTTTTATTGATAATAAAATATTTTGCAACTGCTTTATCTAAAACAGGAATAAACTCATAAGCAGCTTTATGAATACCATGGTATTTGACTATATCACTAAAATCTTTTTCTAGTGGTATGTAACAAAATGGTATATTAAATCTACTTAAATAGTATTGCATACTATCTATTCCTGCTTTGTCACTATCCATATAAGTAACAACAGCTTCATACTCTGTTTTAAATTTATTAATCAGTTTATCTGATAGTTTTGAGTTCTCACTATCTGGTGCTACAACATCAATATCTAGTTTTCCTATACTTTTAATTGCCATTATATCTTTAAGAGAAGATGTAATAACTAGAAATCTTTTACGCTCTAATTGCTCAAGACCTTGAATACAATCACCAAGCTTAAGAAACTTCTTTTCTAAGTTCAAAGGTTGATAGAGTTTATATAATTCATGTTTATTATTAAAATAACCATATGTGTTTTCTTTTGCAACTGTAAACATCTCATCTGTAAAATCATCATTAATTTTTTTACACATGGTATAATTTGCAATAGGTACCACATTATATTTATTTAGTAAATCACTACCTATATTAAACTGCAGCCAAAACTTTGCATCATTTGCATTCCATTCTCTTGTAGTATAACTAGATACAATCCAGTACACATTATTAAAATCTTTTTTAATAACAGGTTTACCAGATTTTAGATACTTATTATAATCACTAATGATAGTATTAACAGTGTATCCATAATCTTCTTTCCAAAGATACTTCATCAAATCTACAGCTGTACCACCATGACCAGTAGAAAAACACTTAAATCTATAAGTCTTACCTTCTGTATAATAATATATGTACATTGATGGAGTCTTGTCATGTGGATTGAACACACTGTTAATTCTAACTCTTTGACCTGTTAAAGCTTCAGGTAATTCTAAATAATGTTCAAATATCCAATCACTTGGTACATCTTTAATGTCACACACAAAATTGTTTAAACTGAACATAAAATTTACATTTATATAAAAAAAGGGTAGACATTACATCTACCCTTCTCTTAAAAATAAAATATTTAATTAAAGATGTAAATCATTTACATTTTCTTCAAAGATAGGAGCACTTGCTTGTGGCATACCAAATACATCAGCAGCAGGAGCAAATTGACCTATACTTGTTGTATCAACAGCTTCATCAGCAGCTTTTTTCTCATACACATGAATTGCTTCATCAAATTTAGCAAACTTGCTATCTTCTTCAGTAGTAGCATAAGAGAATTTACCTTCTAATTTCTTAGGCAAATATAAAGCATAACTTGGATATGTAGATCCTTCTTTATAATATTTTTGAGCACCTAAAGTAAAATAGAAACTATAACCTCCTTTTATAAGGAAAGCTTTTACTTCTTCTACTAAATCTTCAATAGTAGGTGCATCAACATTCTCAGCTTGGAATTGGTCTAACAAATTTACTTGTTTCAAGAAAGTACCTAAAAAGTTTTGAATAGATTCATCTTTAGTAATCTTTTTACCTTTATACTCCCAGTCTTTAAAAGCATATTGACTTGCTCTTACAGTACCAATTTGACCTTTATAGTTTCCTTTTGAAGGATCTAATCTGTTAATTTGAAAACCTTCAAAATCTTCACCTAACTCAGGTCCCATTAAAGAGAATACTAAGTTATACTGATTAGCATCATAAGGTGTTTTTTCTAATTTCAAATCTAATACTGTACATTTGTGTGTACCTGGTTGTAAACTCTTTTGTACAAATGTGCCTTCTCCTGGCTGAAAGTTGTTTAAACTAAAACTCATTTTTTCTAATTTTTAATATTAATTAATCTATAAATACTTGATCCCAGTGTGTAATTACCTTACCTTCTTCATTAACTTCAGAGATAACAATCTCTTTATTTCTAAGATGTTCAGGTCTTGCACCACATAGAATATCATCTTGTGTTTTAAAACTCAAGACATTTTTGTTTCCTTTTCTCACTAAATATCCAATAGCATCTGCTTTAGAAGTAGTAAAGATTTTTAACTTACCTGTTAAGTTTAAGTCTAATGCTTCAAATGTACTACCATTCTTTTCTAACATAGTGTCTTTTACGTGACCTAGTAGAATTAAATGAGGACATAAAGCTTTAAATCTTTTAACTACATCTTCAAATGCTTGTCTTAACCATGGATAACCTGCACCATTTGCCATATTTAATATGCTTCCATGTTTTGCTTTACCACCTGTAGTAGGAGTATACCAATTAGCACCCATAGGAGATTTTGAATATAAGAACTCTGCATAAGGAATACACAGTTCTTCTAATGCTGATATTGTGTCAATAGCAATATACTTGTATGGTTTACCAGCTGAAAGTATTGCTTGTTCAACATTGAACAAATCTTGTATTGTTGTGATTTTAATTTTCACAGCAGCTACATAATCAGATCCATCTTCTAAATCTATAAGTAAACTATCTTTAAGTTGAGACAATAATGTTGTCTTACCTACTTTAGGTTTACTAAATATTACTAGATTCTTAGGACTTTTTGTTACTGCACCTACTATACCAGTAGGTAATGAAATACCTGGTACTGCAGCTGTCTCTGCTGCTTTTTTTACTTCTGCCATTTGTTACCTTCGTCAATTAAAGTGTTTAACCATTTTTTGTTAGATAGAGGAGTTTTATTTACAATACAATAAATATCTCTAATTGTCATATTTGCATAATGTGCATCCTCTTTTTCTGTAAAGGGTAGCTCTTCTTCAAAAGCTCCCATATCAACTTTTGCAAACTCTAAAGTTTGTTGAGGTTTTTCCTCAATCTTAGCTGACTTTTTTGTCATTTCTGGATAAGCAGTTTCAATCTTATTTCTACTTATCAGTTCTAAATCTGCTACTCTTACAGCATATGTAGGAGTAGGCAAAGGAGTACCATCATTTTTTAATGTTACTTCAACACAAAAATTAGGTGCTGTCTTCCAATTAGGTTTGTTTTTTAATCTGTAAAGATTTCTATAACCTTCCTCATAAGGATTATCATACCAATCAAATAATTCTACAAATACATCTTGATTTTTTGAAATCTCACTTGGAAAAAACCTAATACACTCAGACTTTCTGCCATCTACACCTTCAAATTCACTACCTTGGTAGCACATCTTTGCATAAAATATAGGATTTTCAATTCCATTTTCCACAAAGAGTTGTTCCCAGTAAGGTTTGAACTCAGCTGTAATCACATTAATGTGTTTCCTTCTTTTTAATAGTTCTGCCATCTTTAACTAATTTAATTTATATAACTTTTCTAATAATTCTACAAGCAGGTTCATCAGCTTCTTCAACAAGCATTCGAGCATAGTTTGCTCTATACCATTGAATACCAACTTCACCATACCTGTTTTTTAATACATGCATTGCTAAAAGATATTTATCTGTAGGTGCAATTATGTGATGATTAATCCCATAATCAGATAGATTATACTTTGCAGGTCTGTTATAAGCAATCATAACATCAGCACATTGTAATAAGCTGTCACTACCATAAACATCTTTTTCTGTAGGATAGTTTGATAACTGTCCTGGTTTTTGTCTTTCAGCATCATCAATCTCTCTGTTTAACTGAGTTAGTATAAAAAACATAACAGGTAACTTATTTTTCATCTCTGCTAACATAACAGCTAGATTATTTAAAGTTTCTTGTTTGTTCTTTTCACTACCACTTTGTTTAACTAAGAGAGTGTGATCTAGTGTTACAACAAATGGCTTCCCAACCTTTTTGTAAAACTGTACCAGTGCTGATTGCATTTCATTAACAGTAAGAGCTTTGTCAATAATAAACTCTTGTCTAGTCTTATTTGCTAATGCATATGCTTTTAATTTGTCAAAATCTGTTTTTGTCAAGGGAGGCATTCCCTCATCCTTTGCAGACTGCAGGTATCTAATATTCATATTATTTGCAGATGAAAACTCACGTAGTGCCATGTTTCTACCTAGCATTTCAAACTGAAAATGTAGTACTGCAAAATCTTGATCAGGATTAAGATTCTGCAATTCTCTTGTTAAAGAGCTTGCTATTAGAGTTTTACCCACCCCTGGGCGTGCTCCTATAACATACAAAGAGTGCCATTCTACACCATTAAGACCAATAGAATTAAACTGTTTCCATTGTGTCTTTAATGATTTAGAAGATCCAGTAGCTCTATTATGAATATAGATTAAACCTTCATTCATTACGTCAGAGTAATGTTTCCATAAATCTGTGCTTGATGCACTCATAAACTTCAATGATTTAGATTACGAAGATACTAAATTTTTGAGATTTAAACAAATAAAATTACCAAATAATTGGTACTTTTTTTTGATGTGAGAGATGTTGATTTGTTAAATTAAATACATTATTACAATTCCATTTAGACTCTTTTGCATATGCTGCAGATGCAGGATGTGTACATTGAAGTAAAACAGTATTGTTTAATACATTATCTATTAAATCTTCATACTCTTGTGCTTTTCTACCCATAAACACCCACACATAATCATTGTAGGAAGCATTTAACATGTCTACTAGATAAGCAATGAATGGTTGCCATATATCAAAATGTTTACCAATCTTGTTTATCTCAGTAGTTAGTGCAGTGTTAAGTAGTAAAACACCTTGATTTGCCCAGCGTCTCAAATCTGGATCAAATGTTTTTGGATCTTTTTTACCTTCATATACTGTGTCATTAACAGCTCCAAAGATATAACGCAGTGATGCCTCTGCTCTTTTAGTATTACCACAAGAGAATGCAATTCCATCAGAAACTGAAATTTGTGGGT